TTAAGAGCCGCCACGTCGTCGGTGAAGGTGCGCTGTCCACTCATGTTGTTGAGTGGCAGAAGTCGTTGCCCAGTGGGCATTTCCTCACGGGGTTTATTAACTCCATGGTGTCCATGAGCTGCCTCGTGTACGCTTATGTCAAACTTACTGGGACATATGACTTTTGGGACAATTGCTCTGCAGCCACCCAAGGAGATGATAACCTGTGTTGTGCCAGTGACTCGGTCATTGACAGATTCAACCAGGTCACCGTCGCTAAAGTTCTTGCCGAAGACTTTCGCATGACTTACACTGCAGGCCGCAAAGGTGAGGAGCTAAAGCCGTATGTCGGTATTGACGACGTCATTTTCCTGCAACGCAAGTTTAAACGAGTCGATGGCAAGATTGTTGGCCCAATCCGGTTGCAATCATGCTTGTGTAACATGTATTGGGTTAACAAAGGCGATTACAAGTACACAAGAGAAACTCTCTGCGGCATGGCTGAGAATAACTTGTGTGAGTTATCGCTCCATGGCAAGGAGGTGTTTCTCAAGGGCGTGAGTTTGCTCATGCCTTACCTTAAGCGGTACAGTTATGTGCCTCTTTTGGATGTTTCCGACCACCGGGCTTACTTTGCATTCACCGCAGAACGCGATAGTCCTGGTTTCTGAGAAGTTCACAAATACGCCATGTATGGGGGTTAAATCACGTCTTCGTTCTTAACCTATACTTGGGACAGGGTGTTCTTCGAAAGGTGTTGGTTTTTACCTTACTACTCAGGCGCACCTTAAAGCCAGAGAAGGTAAGACAACTTCTTAGGAACTGAGTCATTCCTAAGTCGTATTTTGACTTGCTACAACCAGACAAGATGTTAATTTAGTTGGAGATACTGAGCAATGCTCAGACCTTGTTGCGGGAATTGGTGTCAGCGGCGTTGCTGAGGACCATGGTGTCACTCAGTACGCAAATGAGGCTTGTGAAGCTGTTGAGGCGCTTAGCCCTTTCGAATATTCAGTTTATTTGAATAGGGATGTCGCTTTGCAGGATCTTAAGTCTTATTTCGAACGCCCACGGTTAGTAATAGTCAATACTATGGCCAATGGCAGCATCAATTTTAACCAGGCAGCTCTTGATGTTACATACACCAATCTGACTACCTGGTTTCCCCAGTGGAATCAAAGGCTTTCTGGCGCTTACGGCATTAAGTTTTCTATTATGTTTACTTTACAAGTAGCGGCCAGTCCTTTTCACCAAGGTGTTTTAGTTTCTGCTTTTCAGTATGGTAGTTGTCTAACAGGCACTAATACCAAGTATAGGCGCATTTCAAATCCCGCCAGCATTACCAATTTGCCCCATGTACGTATGGACATTTCAGAGACCACTATGACAGAGCTTAAAGTTCCATTTTTATATGGCAATGAGTTCTATCCGGTTTCTGGTAGTGACCAGTTTCAGGGCATTTATGGAGTGTGGGGTTTATCGCAAATTCTTGGTTATCAAGCCGTTGCTGCATTGGCCGCACCTACGTTTAAAGTGTCTGTACAATTGTATGACATTGAACTGTTCGGAGCGGATAACAATGCTTCTACTACCATTACCCTGCAGTCAGGTGTGATGGTTAAGGAAGCTCGCGAAACTCAAATAGTTTCTAAGACCCTTAAAACAGCAGCTAAAGTTGGTAATTTTGTAGCCAAGTATGTGCCTGCTTTATCAGCTATTGCTGGTCCGACTGCTTGGGCATTAGACATTGCTGGCGGAGTGGCTAGTTACTTTGGCTTCTCCAGGCCTTTGCTTAAAGAGCCACCGATGGTTGTGTACAGGGGCGCTACAGCCTTTGAACATAACGTGGACTTGCCGGCACGGTCAACCGCTGTTGGGCTTATGTCTAGCAATACGCTAGCCATTTCCACCAACTTTGGTGCATCCACTATTGATGAGATGGCCTTAAAGTTTATTACTTCTCAGTTTTCACAGATTCTCGCGGGTCGTGTAACCACCACTAATGTGCACAGTTCCGTTATCTATGCTACGACGGTATCACCGTCCGTGCTGTGGTTCCGGACCCCAGCTGCTGCACCTTATTGTAACATTATATTCCCACGAGATTCAGCTGCCCTTATTTCGGCAAGCGGAAACTGTTTCTTGCCATCTTCATTAATGAACATTGCTTCATATTTCCGTTTATGGCGTGGTTCTATTATCTTTCGCATTACATTTGCAAAGACAAAGTACCATGCCGGAAGGTACATGATTAGCTTTAACCCTAAGACTACCTTGGTTTATGCACAGAATGCTTCTGCGATTACAACCGTTGATGGTCCTGAGGTTAATTCCAGTATTGTACAGCCATACGGTTATAGTCAGATAATGGACCTTAAAGATAGTAATGTATTTGAGTTTTCAGTTCCTTACTTTTGTGAGCAACCATATCTGACTTTCTTCTCTAGTATGGGGTCTGTCAGTATAGTATGTATCGATCCCCTTCAGGCTCCCTCTACAGTTACTGCTTCCGTTCCATTTTTGATCGAAGTTGCTGGAGGGGAGGATTTTGAGTTGGCTGATTTTCAGGGTAGTGGTTTCATACCCGTTCAAAACGGTACCATTTATCTTCAGTCAGGTGACATTAGTGTAGCTAATAAGCCTATTTTATACTCGTCTACTAGTACTCCCTGTCAGGATACTATTGGTGAGTGTATTACTAGTGTTAAGCAGATGATACAGCATCCTACGTTCACTTCGTCCACTGTTGCTGCTGGCACTACGGCTTATTGTTACATACCACCGTGGTATTGGAATTCTGTACCTGATTTGCTTGGAGCTGCTCCTGCAGTTCCATTGGCTGCGGGTCAAACGTGGACAGGTGCTGGTATGACATGCACCATGCTTAGTACAATGTATGCATTTGCGCGTGGTTCTTCAGATTTTAACGCGTATTTGTACAACACTACTGAGGCAGTTTCTCATGTTTTATCACAGAATTCGTTCCCCGGTATCGCTCCACCCCCTACGCTGGCGTTGAGGACGGATAATCAAAACAATACCAATGCATTGCCCAAAGTTTTGTGTAATGGTTCTTTACCTATGCATGCGCGTTTTCCAGCGTTTCAGACTTTGGTACGTGTTCCACTGGTTTACGCTGCAAGCATTGGAGCTCCTATTACCAGGACTATGACAACAACAGTCCCCACGTCCGTAGCGTATGGTTTTGTTGGACATACCAACATATACGGCATTCAAAATGGTTCTGCGGGTACTGTTAGAGCCTATTTAAGCTTCGCTGCTGGTGATGATGCCATGCTAGCAGGCTACATAGGTCCTGAGCCCGTGGCCATTCCTAATTCGTTGGCTACGAATCCATTGTTTCCTGGGGCAATCACTGGTTAGCCCGTGCTGAACACCACGTTAAATTGTTCACTTAAGCGTTACGCGAACGCTTTAAATAATATACGCGTTTCTTACTTAATTACACAGTATCCTCAGGTGAAAGCCGTACGGGGAAGGGTTCATAGTCCCCGCACCTGTGGCGTTAAAAGAATATGGCACACAGTCGTTTCATCGCTGATCACAAAACTCAGTTCGGTGTTATGCGTTGTTTTGCAAGTGTGCAACTCTTCATTTACTACAATAAGTAGTTTTATTAATGTCGAGACCTGATTAGTCGTTTAGACGAGTCTACATCTAGAAGGAATTCATTCCCGTTTGACCCAATGAGTCGCCGAGGGAACGGATTCCGATAAAGGATGTTCATTTTTGGGTTTCGGCCCAATTTTCAGGTTGCTTGTCC